CGAATATCTATTCCCTGGCGATACCCACGACATACATTCCTGACCTATACCCTGTTCTATAGCTGCTTTAGCTTCAGCTATTTCTACATACCAAAATTTTGCTTGTTCCATGCTTAATGATGTATCTTCCGCGGCAAACTCACCATTCGCCAAGCATGTAGCAAGGCACGATCCATCGTTATCAGACCCGAGATTTACAGAATTAAGGGACGCCGTCCATCCTTCAACTGCGTTAATAGCGGATATAAGATCGTTCACGGAATATGTACCTGAAAGATTTATAGTTTCTACTGTTACCCCGTCTTCTTTTATCAGAACGGTTCCAACCCAATCAGCCGAGGCTACTGATGTTGTAGTCGTTGATATCTCAATTGTCGGCTCGGTCTGGGAGCTTGTTACATCTATTTTATCGAGACTCACAAGGTCAGAGTGGTAAGTAGAATGACAAGCTATTTCATGTCCTCTTGAAATGTATTGACCCATCTCGTCAAAATCACTTTGAGACCTCGCATACGGCTTGCTTAAGCTTAGCACGGAATGTACTCCATGAGACTCAGCCATATCAGCAACGTTTTTCCAGTGCTCAAAGTTATCTCCGTCGTCTACTATAACCGTTGATATACCGACACGCGGAGATGTTATAAAACCTGGGTTGTCATCGTTTATACAGTTTGTTTGAGTATCGATGGAGCCTACATTACCTGCCCAAGGCGGCAATATCAATGATGTCTCAGCCGTTATAGTACCGGTAAAACTGCTGCTTTTATTTACAAAGTCAACTGACGAGCCATACTCTCCGCATCCAACCGCGCAGCAATTTTTAAGTCTTACATCAGCTGATCCTGCGTAGCCATAGACGGATGGGCGACGATTCCCTATAAATAAACACTGATTAAAATCGACAGAGCTGACAGACCATACTGATATATTACCGTCCGATATTGCCTCGTTGATCAGATTTGAAAACCGGCAATAGTTAAAAACAACCGAAGCGGTTCCATCCTCCCAAGGACCTAATTTCCCAGCTCTCTCTCCACATCCGTTAAAAGTGCAGCAGTTAAAAACAAAATCGCCGGAGTCAGATGTTATCTCTAATCCTGTTAATACTTTTTCATTCGCACGTACTAACGTCGCTGTTAGACTCGCGCCTGTATAAAAGCCATAACTATCGCTCGCTAATTCAAAATTCGAGCAGCTTGACGGTACGTCATTTCTGTAGGCGTGTGCGTCTGCACCAACCGTTACTAATCCTGTATGACCGGCTTCAAAAGATCCGTGTATATAAAGCCCTTTTTGGTCTCTAACTTGCTCGACATAATGATGGCCGGTAGTTCCACCGGATATTTCTATCTCGTCGCCTGTAGTCGCCGCGGAATATGCCGCTGATATAGACGTATAAGCGTCTTCCCATGTTGATCCATCACCGGCACCGGTCGCATCGTATTTTACTTTTAGGATGCTCATTAACTATTATTCCTTATTAAATTAAATTTCAAGTTACCTCCTCTCACACAAGTTAGTCCCTTCCAAGAGCATAATAGAAGCCCTATGGAAGAGACAGTTAACTTGCATCTACATTAAATTAAGTCGGTGTGATCTTAGTTTTGTCATCCTGGCGTACCCAGGAGGAATTTGCATCAGATCCGACAGCTACTACAATTACAGGCAAGTGGCCAGTGGTTTCATTCATAATGTAGCAAGCACCATATTTCTTACCAGACACCAGAGCATTGTTTACCGCAGAGTCTGCATCTGCAAGCTCTGCCTGGGTTACAACGGAAATAGGGAGTGCAGCAGCTACAGCAGCTACAGCATCAGGCTGACTATCACCAATCTTTGTGGAATAAGACATACTTAAATCCTCCTTATATTAAAGTTATTATGATACTTCTTTATATCTATACTGGTACTTAATTATTCCCAGTTATCCAAGTACCTAAGTAGGTAAGTAACTTGGGTTACTGGAGAGTGATAGAAGGTGATAGACTCTTATCTCTCTTACCTATCTATACTCTCTTAACACTCTTTTTATTTCTTTTATTTCTTGTTCTCTCTTACCTATCTATACTCTCTTAACACTCTTTTTATTTCTTTTATTTCTTGTTCTCTCTTACCTCTCTACTGGTCCCTAATTATTTCTTAAGAAATTACAGTAGTTTAGGTAGATAATCCAGAGGCACCTACTCAATATTAACCGAACCTATTAACCGAACCTATTTCTCCTCTTACCAGACCTGGTAGCTCTTCTTGATCCTCCCATACCAGCAAATATATTACGTCCAGCCGTATTTTGCTTCTGAGAGTCGATTGCTACGTTTTTCAGCCATGTTCTTCTTGTGGTAGGGTCAGCCCATGCGTTAATCGCTTCGATCATTTCTCGGCGCTTTCTCTCATCGTGAACGAGCTTTGTGTCAAAGTCCATCTGTTCGACCACATGACGGATAGCACCAGCAAGAGCATCAGCCCTGTCATCATGCCTCAGACAGCCCCTATCCCTCGTTATCATGCCCAATTGGTGCATAAGTCTATACGTCACCTGCACTTCGGGTGGATACTGTCGTACGGTTAAATAATCGTGTTCTATAGCCTCCGGTGATATGATTAGTCGATGAGAAGTCAGGAGAGGTTCTATCACGTCAATGATCCTCAGTTCCTTCTGTCCGGTCTCATAGACCTCGATAAGCTCTACAGGCCACTCATCGGCTTCAAAGAGGGGCTTTATCATATTGGCATGAGCGCCATGTCCAAAGTTCTTCTCTATCAATACCGTCTTGGATTTAGTATCCTTGGCTATTTTTACCAGTTTCTGGAGCTTTTCTTCCTCATAGCCACCTGGCATACCCCCTACCTTGTGAACGTACACAAATGCCCCAATTATCTTGATTACAGCATATGCCAGTTCGTCACCATTCTTACCTCCCGATTTGAATGGCTTTCCATCCTTTATGGAAATTGCGCTCGCCCTTGGCTACCTTTCTCATATTAGAAGGTGTCAGGTTATGCGCTTTACAGAAGTCAGAAATGCAGGATACATAATGATCATTCCCATTAGGGTCTATAAATATGTAATCCTTGCCATTTCCTTTATTATGAGGGGTATCCCCCTTCTTAAACTCAGTTCGCTCTGAAACGCTCTGTTTTGGCTTAAATTCGGTACGCCTTGATAAATGCTGTCCAGGTTTTATAGAGGTACAGTTTTTCAATCCTCCATAGCTCTTATTTCTACCGAGACCACAGGTCAGAAATGACGGTCTCAATTTCGATTCTAAGGCATAACAGGCTTTACGAGTACCCTTATATAGGACAGTGACTGTATCGCCTTTTTTAAGCATACCAGACGCTCTGTGTGATCTGATTCTTTGTTTAAGATTGGATGTCACTCCGATATAACCTTGCATTAAATCGGGATTACTCTCATAATGAATATGATAAACTTTATGCTCTTTCATATTAACTCCTTTCAATTGTTACGTTAACTCGTTACATTAACTTCTATTAGTTGCCTAATAGTTCGGACTATATCTTAGGCTGCTGCCTCCCACTGTTTCGATGCACTTGCACCTACTCCTTTCGGATAGTCTCTACACTTTCCCTGTATTGCACAGGGCTTAGCTCGGTATTGTCCCATAGGGAGTTTCACCGAATTAAATGGGTTTAATGCTGGCAGAGGAAATTTACCAGCGGGGTCGATATACATAACCGTCTGTTCAAATTCTCGGATATCATATTCATGGTGGAGATTCCAGAACAGTTTATATTTCCCGTTCACAGCGACGTGCTGGAACTGATTTAAGCGGTTTTGAGACCATATGGGTAGGACTGGTCCTTGGTCTCTGGAAAACTCCGAGATAATGAAATGTCGAAGTTTCAGAGGGTATCGTTCTTCATCGGTCAGTTTGGTGTTCAGCATGAACTGTAACTGGAATTTGGCCGCACCCTGAGAGACTTCCTTCTCAAGTAGGATCTCTTCATAGAACATCTCTGGGCAAGTTGGTTGACCCATCATACCGTCAGGACCACACCCAGATCTTAGGTTAGGGTTAATGATCATATCTTGCACAAGCATAGGTGCAAGCATGTCTCCATAATTCTCTTGCTGTTCAACAGTCGGATAACGTCCTGTCCAGATGCGGATTGTATAACCACGGCCAGGCAAGTTGTTATATATTGACTCAGTTGACTGAGGAGTACCAAGATATACGATGTCACCAACGGCGCACACTGATTCGAATTCCTTAGTAAGATCTTCCAACAGTTCTCTTGAATTAACGGTTCTTGAGTTCTTAGGAGATTCAATATCGTCTGCAATAAGCAGATCAGCACGGTTCCCTGGTACGTTAGCATCAACTCCCAAGCACTTAATGGAAGGTGCCATGATAACTCCCTTGAACAACCAGTGAACATCATAACCCTTTACAGAGCTACGATCTCCATTATTCTTATCAGCTTTCAGCATCCACAGGAAGTCAAGACCTTCCAAGATCTGGATGACAAAGTTTGCAATGTCCTCAGATAATCTACCACCAGCAGATACAATGAGGACTCTTAAGGTTGGGTTATGAAGTATTCTGAATACGGCATAGATAGCAGTCAGGGTTGTCTTTGCTTGACCACGCTGTGCCTGAACCATTCTATACTTAGGTCCAAGATATAACCACCTACATATATCAGCTTGGACTCTGTTAAGGTCTGGGTTCCCTGGGATAAGCAAGTTGATACAGGTTTGTGCAAAAAGCAGGAAACCGTCCAATGTATCTGGAAAAGTCTCCTGCACTTTTGATAACGCTTCCCATCTCTCAAGTTGCTGATCCTCTGATAGCTTTTTAGCCATCTTTATTCAGATCCTGTCTCTTTAAAGGAGACAACCTTCCCTTGCTGCTTTTCTTTCAGCAGTCTTAATTTCTTACCAAGTTCAGACTCTCCATCCTGTCCCGCTGCAATAGCTGTGACTGCATTATACTCAACCCACTTCTGAGAAGGTGTCATCTGCTTTAAGTCTATGAGTTCAACAACAGCCTCGGCTGCTCCCATCTCCTCAAACTTCTCAGCCATTTTAATGACTGCATCCCACTTCATGTTGTGACACTTGGTTATGATCTTATGAAGTTTGCCAATTTCATCCTCATTTGCTGCATATTTTGACATTTAATCTCCTTTCGGATACCACTTATCAATGATAGTTAGTATCCTCTCGTTTGTTCTGTTTAAATTGTTAATCGCTTCCGTATTCTTAGAAAGCTGCTCCGTAGTAATCAATCGCATTTCGGCCAACTCCCTATAATCTGCTTTGCTCCCTTTAATAGACTGTACATCTGAGTAAAGAACTACAAGTGCAAA